GATCTTCTCATTACGTAGTGCAGGGAATAATAAGCGCTGTTGAAAGTTGATAAGGCCAAATGGACTTCGGGATCCGTAATCAACTGGGAGCTCTACTCTAACCCAGTTAGTCGGATTAGTGTCAGGCATATATAAAAAGGTAAAGCCCTCGTCGTGGGCATAGCAAATACCATTATTATGGACTTGGATACCTCTAAGTAATTGACCTGAGTTATCCCCTACTTTTTGGAAGTTAGTAGCTTTAAAAACATACGGATTGCCAAGCTCGCTATACCAACCGTAATTAAGATTAGAAGGATCGTTACAAAAAATGCGATCAGCAAATGTAACACAGAAGCCATAGTTTGGAGGTACACCCTGATCGGTTGGGGCATCCCCTCCAAGTTCGGCATCGTCGTTATTGTCGGTGTAACTAGTAGTGGTGTTATCATTAATTGTCGCGACAAGTTTATAAGTACTACCACCAGCTTCCGTCCTGTATAATCGTCGGGTTGATATGCCAAAGCTTTGTGGGGCCACAGGGATGCTTGTTACTGATATCTCTTCACTTGCTGCCGTGAAGGTGGCCATAATAGGGCCTACATCGCTTTCAACAGACTGACTATTAACAAACGTTAGCCGATAAAGGTAGTCTCCTGTTAAAGTCCCATTAGAGCTTGTCGCTGCCGTCATTGTAGAAGTGGGAGGATAAACCCCATGTCTAGTGAAATCGGTCCCATTCCATTTATAAGGGATCACGCCCCCATTTCCACAAAATAATTGATTTTCATACTCACACGATCCCACCCTAATACCAGCTGTAAAAACTGACTGGGCAGATCCTATTGTGATAAAAGATGTCCCTTGAAGATCCCATGCTGATCCACCAGCAAACGCGACCATGGTCTCACTGCCTGAGTTATCGTGCCTTGTATAAAGCCCATCCCCTACAAAGGATCCAATAGAGGCCGTATTTAATTTAGACGTCCCCTCTCTTGTTGAGACTGTCCCATCTTCAAAGACTACGTTTTGGCAGTCTGGACTTTCATTATCCTGTATAGTGGACACAGGGAATCTAGAGTTAAGGCCACCATCAAGGGTAATAATCCCATCGCCTATATTGGGGTAAATTTTTGTAAAAGGCTTAGTCATACTGATCCCATTACTGTCCATGGCCTTGCATCGGTATTTTTAACAATAGCAAAGCGATCCCCTCTTTTTTTCTTAGCGCGCCATTGAAGGACATCTAAAAGACCTCTCTCAAACGAGTCCTTATAGTCTTTAGCTACTGCCATGTTTTGATCTTTAACGGCCATACGATAAAGCGTATGATCCATAATGATTGGGTGCCATTGCTCATCTACACTAAAGGCACCTGTTGCCGATTGCCTTGTAGGTCTTACAATGGCCCTAACTTTTATATAGTCTGTCCCATCTGTGTCAGGAGTCGGATATAAAATAAAAACGTCATTCCATTGGATGTAATATTGAGGCTCGCCAGAAGTCGTTGAGTCCTCGTCCATAGCGGTTAAGGCGTCCCACTCTCCAAAGCTAATAGGTTGAAGTTTTGCTCCATTATAAGTTAAGCGCTTTATCTGAATAGCATTTGTGGGGTAGTCATACTCGCTTTGGCCATTTACTGAGTCGGTAGTGAATGTCCTTTCTATGTCTAGTCCATTGCGAGCAATAGCTAGCTCAGCAATATAGGCATAACCAAGTAATTCATTATCTGACCAAAATGTGTCCCCTACTGCGTTATAGCTCTCTCTGGCCAAAGTTAAAAATTCCGTAATTGTCATGTCTCATCCCAATCGTAGTCTGGACTACTAACAGGAGACCAGGTCGAGTCCTCTTCTGTTTGTTGAGTCCAAGAAGTTAAGGATCTGTTTTCTGCATTTTTTGGAGGGAAGTTATAAAACCAACCTGAGCCGTCCCCCACTAGTTCGCTAGTCGTCCAATCCCCTATAAAGCTAAGTGAGTTAGTTCTAACAATACTAAGGTTTTTAAAAATGTCTGTGTCTGGGGTAATTGAATTAGATAAGACTTTACCTATTTGGACATCTAGATCATTAGTGTCGCCATAGGTGTCAGTGCCATAAACAGCGGTATTATAGTAAGCAGGCTCAGGCCCAAAAAATGAGAGGGTATTGGATATCGATTTTGTCTGATCGGCCATAATCCCCCCATGTTATTCCTTAGGCTATCGTAATCTGGGCAGTGACGGTTAAAGTGTCGTTACTGCCGATTGATAAGGTACTCTCTGTGTCCCTACTTAAAATCGTGCCCCCTGTATTGCTTGAGAAAATTCCATACTCGCTAACTTGACCAGCTGCCGAGCCAGTGGCAAAGGTCGCGACAACTTGATAAATTTGATTAGACAAATAACTAACCGTCCCTGTGTGACGGCCAATTTCTGTCCCTAGGTCTGTGTCTGTGTCGGCCTCTGCTGAATTGTCGGATCCCACCGCTAGATATTTCATCGTAAAGGTGGAGGCCCCAGCACAAGCAGAGCTAAGAAAAGAAGCAAGAAACTCTTTACCAACAGAAGTAATAACGTTGTGACCTTGGACTTGCCCTTTAATTTCGCCATTAGGGCCCCTACAAATTGCTGTGTAATAACCCTTTAGCTCCATTATTTACCTGCCAGTCTTTTTTTGTACTCGTCTTTATCAAGGATTTGGTCTAGGTGCATTTCAGTGATATGAGCGTCCAGGTCTTTTTTATCTTTACCGATAAAAGAACAACCCTGACATCTATGGGAGTCAATTGTCTTTAACTCTTGCTTCCCAATAGGCTCAATCCTAATCATTTTGTAGCTCTCTGGTTTTTGGACTCCTCCCCCATCTTTAATAATCGGTCGGTACTGCCCTTTAAATTTAATGGCCTTTTCCTCGTCCATTGTAATAAAGTGTCCGGCCTTAATTGAAATGTGGTAGTCCTCAAATGGCTCTGTGTAGTCTAAATGATTATCATTCCATACCTTAACCATGCTCATAAAATCTCCATATAAAATAATTAAGAACAGTAAAAGACATAACTCATAGTAGAGTCTGTTACTCCACTTGTGTTTTCGACTTTTACAAAACTAAGCCCACTAGGAAGTTTAACGACCTTCCCGTTAGGGGCCAATATTTGTACCACATTATCACCACCATCTGCCTCATCAATTAAGTGAAGCCTATGGAAGTTACCTGATTCATCGTCACTTACTTGAATGTAATGAGTCCCACCACTAGCGTGAGATGGGATTTCTAAAAAGATATGATCCCAGCTATGGCCTCCTAAGGCGAAGGCGCTTGTAGAAGTACTACCTGACGATAAATCAATTTCAAAACTCTTAGCTTTAGGGCCAAACATATAGGCCTCCTATCTTCCATAAGCGTAAATGAAAAAATGGTCACCAGAAGCAACGCCACTTACACCAACAGATCCATTAGAGGCAGTCCCACTAGAGTCTGTATTTTTAACCATTGAATAAGCACTAGTCGCCACAGACTGAATGCCTACAGAGAAGTGATCGACTATATCAAGCCCAGTGGTCACATTGTCTTCGGCACCAGAAGCAACGTAAGAGATGACGTGCAATCTCTTATTGCCAAAAAGTTGTTTATCAATAACAGAGACGCTCATTTATCTCTCCTAATAAAGAATGAAGTTAGATGGTTTTTCAGGCGTTTTTGCCTGAGCTTCCATGTCCCAATGCATGTGATACATTCGGATAAAATATTCCAAAGGCATTTGCTTAATATCAGCTATATTACCTTCGGGGTAAGCACCTAGTGTGCCCCCTTCTGTGGCATTTACATAAATCCCTGGTACTGTTTGTGCCATCCAATCGAAAAACGATTTGAAATTAAAGTATGACCGCCAAGTTAAAACTTTGTTGCCATAAACATCAATCCCTCTCATAGCATTTCCTACTTTCGCATAAGTCTCATCCTTCCATGGATGAAATTCTTTAGCGTAAGAAAAGGAAAAATCAGCACCAGTAAAACAAATAGGGTTACATCCAAAAAAGGCCTTAGCGATATAAACACAGGCCCCTAAGACGTTGCCCCCACTTGAGACGTAGCAATTGAAATCCTCAATGGCCTTCATCTCTTTACATATCTGCTTATCGGGGACGCTACAGTTGAAAAAAAGGATTTCTCCCTTCCATGCTTCTAAAAGCTTTGGACTTGAGCCTATGTAGGCAATAAGCGTTTTATCCTTTGTGCTCTCAAGATATTCTTTGGGGGATTTCAAACCACCTTTGGATATTTCATCGATGGTTATCTCACCTGCGTCTAAAGAGACATAATACTTAGGCCGTACTCCATTATCCTCATTGTAGTGGTAGTTGTGTAGACAACTAATAATAGGAATTTCCATAGGGACTTCAACAGTCTTACCTAGGACGTCCTTCCTAATAAAAGTCGGTCTATGTAGCTTGATATTATTTCTCAAGCTAGGGCCACTACCCTGGGCAATAATGGGTTGCCTAGCGTACTTACCCCACAAATTTCCTAAGGATCTCTTTTTGAAAGGGCCATACTTTTTATGATTGGCCTTAGCATTTCCAACCCAGACTTTATGCCAGCTGTTAACTGTCAAACCGTCATTTGAGCACGCTTGTTTAAAAAGATTCTCTCTAGGGGTGGGGGACTTAGGGATATAATTCATATATTCAAAGTCCATTTCAACTGTACGCATTACCATGATAAAAGCTCCTATAAAATAATTATGAGGCAGTTTTAAGTCTTACCTAGGACAAGGCAGTCCCTTTCAGGACGCTGCCTAACTTTAAATACCTGATCGGATCATGGCATAAAAAGAGCCACCAGAAGCAGTGTCAACGTCAAGGCCAAATCCAACAACGTTGAATGTCCCTACGCCCACAGCATCGGTAACTGGGTATGCCTGGTGAAATGTCCCGTCCTTAGATAAGGCAAGAGCAACATAATCACCTGTGATAGTTGAATCAGCATCGTTTTCAACGCTCACAAATCCTCTAGTCATAACCCAACCGTAAGTGTCAGTTGTTAAAGTCGCATGCTTAACAACCCCTACGAATGGATGAGCAGTGTCGGTCAAAGAAGTAACGGCCACTGAATATCCAGAAGCACCAGTTACAATCTTAAGACCGTAAGAAGGTGAAGCTTGAGAGCCCCCTGCATTGAAGCAGTAGACATACTCCTCACCTTTCCATACTCGTCTAGATCCAAGATCTACACTATTGGTGGCCGTTACGGCCGAGACGCTCTCCTCGAAAGATAAAGCGTCAAATACTGTGTCCATATCTGCCATAATTAAATCCTCCTACTAACTAGCGATCGCAGATAATCTTGCGTGCATTCTGTTGTTTGAAGAACAGAGATTACCAGCAAAGAAAATCTTACTTACGCGGATGTTTTGGTTAATAGGTTTTGCGAAAGGCTCATCTCTAAAGAATTCATCTTTATGCACTTTAAGCATCAAGTAATTCTCATTTAAAAAGAAAAGGTTACTGGCCGGGCAATGGCTATCTGACAAAATCGGGATGCCATTAAACATAAGGCTAGTAAACCCTGCTCTAGCAGTGTCTTTATCTTGAAAGCGTTGAGCAGGTTGTAGCAAGTTATAATAAAGATTATAAATTGTACGAGTAGTGAACCCAACTGTTGGTACATCGTTGCCAATAGCAGCTGCATTGTACTGTGTCTGTAAAGCTGACATAGTTAATACAGTAGAGGTGCTATCAACTTGTGCTTGCCACCAAGAGTTAGTTGATTGAGAAATCCCACCAACTGTATTAGCAGTAGCTACAATGTGACGTAGACCGTGAAGCGCTTTAGCAACACTGCCGTCATTATACATGGCCGTACCAAGGATATCAGCTAAGTTTTTCTCAGCAATTTCCATTTTAGATTTGGCCAAAGACAATTTAGCTGAGTCCCCAGAGTTTTTAATCTCTTCCAAACGAGAAATAGAGACAGCTGTATAAGCTTGTCGCCACTCGTATTGGGCCGCAGTTATTTGGTCATTATCTGAGATATTAAGAGTGTCATTGCCAGAATACCACCCACTAGCAGTAGGTGTAGCATAGTTGAGGGGTACCATGATAGAGTCCCCACCATCTAGCTTCATTAAACTCTTACGTCTAGTTCGTTCAAAGTATGGATTGGAGTCAAATATATTGTCAGCAAGTTTTTTTACAAACTTTTTTGACGTGATCGCCCCAACCTGATCCCATGTTAAATTCATGAGTCGATCCTCCTTGATTGTTATTAATCAGCAACGCCCACCTCTTCCATGGCCTCTTTGAGTACATCGTCCCACGTTTGGTTACGTGTAGGCTCAGTAGGCAAGTATTTCTTTAGGGGATCGGGTGTCTCACCTAGAAGCCCTAATTTTTGATTGCGCTGAACCGTTTTGATGGTCTCATCTTTGGCCTTACTCACTGAGTGATTGAGTAGGTCGTCAAACATTAAATCGCGAAATGCTGCCTTAAAAGAATTGGTGCCAATCTTCTGGGCGTGCTCAAGGACTTTTAACTCTAAGTGTTTTCCGTTGGAATCAACGTTCGTCCAATCTAGGTCAGGGTATAGCTGACGGATTGAATCGACCTCACTTGCGAGTTTTTGATCCTCTTGCTCAATTCTGGCCTGCTCTTCTTTTTGAGTTAGGCCATTTTTGAACTCGCGCAATTCGCTTATCTCTTTTTGCAATCCTTGCAACACATTTTGGACTTCTGGAGGGAGGTCGCCCGTTGGGGTAGGACTTTCCTGTTGTCCTTGTTGCGCTTCCTGGTAGCCTTGTTGAACTCTTGACCACCAGTCAGGGTTGGATTGCGCGTACTCATCAATTTTTTGGTATAACTGATATTTTTCGTTGAACTGATTTTGCTTACTAATGAATTCATCCTGCTTGGTTTTGAATTCATTTGTAAGACGGCCGTAATCATATCCCTGTGATGCCCACTGTCTCACTTGATCTTCTGTGGCCTCTATCTCTTTGCCATTCGCTTTAAATCGTAAGAATGGCGCATTAGTATTGGTCTCAGTAGGAGTGGACTGTGCCCCTTCCATGGGTGCTTCGTTTTCCGAAGGAGGGTTAACGGTCATATCGCCAACTAGTTGATCGATTTGATCGTCAGTTAAACCAAAATTTTCTTCCATGATAAAACAATCCTATAAAATAATTATGCTGGTAAAACTGATCCTTGGTCGACAAATTCCATAGGGGTATTGCCCCCACCACCTGCTTTTTGCCCCTCTTCTTTAGGGCCTGCTCCAAGTGATTGCCCAACAAAGGATCTATATTGCTGTAAAATATTTGCAAGGACTTGCTTATCTTCTGGACTGGCCACTTGACTTTGATCAAGTACGTCAAGTAATTGTACCATTTGATCATGGACATTACTGACAAGCTCTTTAACCCCACCTTGAGGTTGGGGGGCTTGTGCTTGATCTTGTGGCATATCACCAGGCATAAGTAATCCTCTTTAAAATAAGTCAATGATTAGGAAATAAGATAAATGATAAAATAATTATTGGATTTGAGCTTGCGCGGCCTGAGCTTGTGCCTGTTCGGCAGCGGTTACTCTCTCTAGCACGCCTTCCCAGTTAGGGTGGTCTATGCCTTTAAGTACCTCTTCTCTATCAATAATGCCGTCTCTATACAGCGCTATTAACTTAGATTCTTTGGCCGTCTTACTAAATGGTAATAATGAGCCAGTTACTACCTTTACGTCAAGTTGTCCTGATAAAGGTATGATTTCTGGACTCCCATCGGGCACAGGCCGTCCTAACTCATTCTCAGTGAAATTTTGACGTTTGGCAAATACTTGTCCTTGATCGTCCTCTTGAAATTCTACTTTAAAAAATTGTTGAGCATCCTGGTTATTCGTAATCCTAACCACCCTAGGAGTATTATAAAATTGAAGTACCCTGGATACATACATTTGTCCTATGTCGTTAAGCATTACATCTAAATTGCGTGACTTTTGCCTGATCCTTGTCTGTGCTGCCTCTTGTAATTGATCAATAGCAAAACCACTTGCTCCAGTCGTTGGACTAATCCCCTTAGAGACATCGGTGGATCCACTGATATCATCAAAATAGGATTTCATCCTATCAATGATCTGAATAACATAAGGCTGTAACTGGACTCCCTCTTCTCTTCTAAACTCTGATCCTGGGTTTTTTGTCACAATAAGACCAGGCTCATTGTAGACCATATCGGGATCAATGCCTGTATTGGTGTCCATAACAATAATAGGATTGCCCATCATTGTTAGGATATCTAAAACAAAGCTAATAAGTTTATTAAAAGTTTTTTGAGGCCCTTCTAATTGCTCTACTTCACTTATGCCCCAAAATTGGTGAGGATCTATATAATTTTTAACCTGACTATAGGGCCATTTCTGATCCTTGTACTCGTTAGGTTTATCTTCTAGGATAACTTTATTAGCTATTACAACCCGACGACCACCAGGATATTTTTTTCTATGCTTGAAAGTCTTGGAAATTTCCTGTCTGGCCAGGCCGTCATCGGTCTTGACCACTTCAACTTTCTCATTTTCTTCGCTCTCTATCTCCTCATCTTTGATATAAGCTTCTATGACTAAAGCTTCTTTGCCCTCTTTTTCCGAGTAAAGCCTTTCAGCTTCTATTAACTGTAGCTGATCTGTAGGGCTAACGTAGCGCATCTTGGATAGCTCGGTCCGATCATACTTATTAGTCTCAATATCAGGCTTCACGTATTTGGCCTTTTTTGGCCATCGCTTTTTAATTTCTTCTAGACTCATGGGGTATGCGATTATAAATAGATCGTCATCCTGAATCGTTTTTACCTTCGGTGTCGGATAGAAGTGGAAGGTGTCGTTAGACTCATATCTAATGCCACCTATTCCATACTCTAACTTAGGATCCCATTTCATTGAACTAAAGCCAGTACCAAAAAAATGCGAGTCATAGAGGCATTCTGCTACAGTATAATTCCAATTATTTCTGGCCCAATCGTGTTCGGCCAGTTGATTAATAAGCTCAGCAAATGGTCTATCACTTGGCTCTGTTGGGAGGTACTCAAATCTAGGTCTTGAGTCGGTCATAATAGGGATGACAGACTGAATGGCGCTAAAGACCATGTTAATCACTTCACTATGTCTATAAGGAGGGCGCTCTTCCTTCCATTGCCTCCCTCTAAACATTTTGTAGTAATCCATCCATTTATGATCAAACTTTTCTCTATAAAGTTTTGATTGATGAAAATTCTTTTCTATTCTTTTTAAAAGCTTTCTATCGGCATTAGACATCTCAGGCTGGTCTTGTTGCTCATCCCTATTCCTATGACTCTCATGCTCTTCTAGGACTCTCTCTTCCATTTATTTTGTCTCCTGGATGACCTTGTCCCACTCCCTGTCCCACTCTTCCTTTTTTTTGGCCTTATTAGACTCTAAGGTTTTATTGGCCTCTTTGTGGATTGTGTCGGGAGTCTCATTGCCAACCTCTTCTAGGTTATGAATTTTCATTAATTCTTTTCTATGACTTTTACTTTTAACCACAGTACCTAAACTAGGATAATACTCAGCGCTAGTTTTATCAATTATAGGGCGAGCTATTCGATATCTTCTAATCCCTATTGCTTTGCATTGAGGGCAATACTCTTGCCTTCTATGCTGATCATGGTGCTTGTGTACATCAAAGTTTTTGTCGCACCTTTCACAGTGATATTCATAAATCATACTAACTCCATACTTCACTGCGCCTTCTAGAGGGGCGTCTTATTCTGGCCACCTGCTCATGAGGTTGTTCTTGCTGTCTAGGTCTAATCTCATAAACATTAGTTTGGGGTTGGTTATGAGTTACCATATGCTTAACTCCCATTGTGAGATAACGTAAAGCGTCCATGGCGTGGTTATATTGGTCAACTGGTTTTTCTTTTTTAGAGTCCTGATCAGGCATAAGATCCTTTGGCTCAGGGTAATGATACATTTCAATTTCGTCCAATAGGTTAGGGGCCGAATCTTCTAGGACTTTAAGTTTTTCATTTTTAAAACAATCATAAACCTCACCTATTCCGGCCATAATATCGTTGTTTGCCTTGGTCACTGGAAATCTCCTTTCACTTAGCATTGCGATCATGTCTGGCCTACTTGGATCACACCAAACAAGCTTCATAGGGAAGTACGACATTTTGGCCGTTAACATTTCCACGATCATATCGGGCGTTTGGTTAGTTTTATAAAACTCGCTAACGATAAACCTATCTCCATTAGGAGTCACGCCCATGATTAATAAAACAAAGGGATCCGTATAACCCCAATCGATCCCTCCATAAAAGGTCATTTGGTTAAGAACTTCTGGTGCTATTTGTTTTTGGATATTCCCATGCTCGGTAAAACAATCATAGACGGTACCTGCCAAGCGCTCAAAGGTGCCCTCGTACATGGCCCTAAACATTCTAGGATCCATGGTTTGTTTTCGCTTATAGTAGGTCTTTTTAGAGAAATAAGGGTTTTCGATAGACTTAGCTGAGATGAAAAGACAGTCGTCTCTTTTTTCCTCATAGTAGGGTTTAACTAATTCTTTATATAACCAGTTAAGTGAGTAGGGTGTAGTCGTTAGCATAATAGGGGCGTCTTTTAGTGCTGCCCGACCTTCTATGTTTTGCCAGAAGTAGAGGCCATATTTACCTGCCTCATCCCCCCATATAGCATAAACATTAGTTACCCCTACAACTGAGTCAGGATCCGTCCCTGTCCTTAAATAAATGGTAGAGCCCCAGTTTAACTTAAACTCCATGTCCCCACGTCTAAACTCTCCATAAGGCTCAAAGACTTTTAAAAACTCAGGGAGGGTCGATTGATTCATAATCTTGTAAGTGGGGGCCGTAATAATAAAATTGGCCTCTGGGAATGCGTACTTAAAAACTTGGGCCAACAGCCACCTAGCACCTACTGTGGTATTATGTGTGACTATTTGCCCTTGAGCGATAAAACTAGAAGTAAGAGAGTCAACTTTAAAACAGGTCGTCTCTCTGTATGCTAATTTTTCTACACTTTTTATAATCTTATCTTGAGTATTTTCATGGATGAAATATTTATCTGCCTTCCTCTTTATATAAAAAGGATTAAATGATTTCAGGATAAACCTAACCATATAGCATTTCTTATACTTAACACCTTTTAGTTTAGGGATTTTTTCATTAATCCATGCCTTCCCTGCAAGGGACTCGATTAGATAAACAATATCATTCGCAAGGAGTTTAGATGTGGTTGTGAATTCAATGGCCTTATTTTTGGCCACCCAACCATCGGTGTCCATTAACCCTCTTAAAAGATCTAATCTTTGGCCAATGGAAGAGTATTTATATTTGTCGGGAATAAATTTTTCATGTGATTTTAGCCCATAGAGTCCAATACTTCGTAATTCATCTGTTATTGAATTCTTTCCATAACCCTCTTTAGTCCTTTCACTAGAAGTAACCCTATAAGTTATTTTATTACTTAATGTTAAATTAAATCCATTAGGTAACTCTTTAATAAATCGGCCAATAAGATCTTTGTCTATATTGGTTAAATTTACTCCACTAGTTAATCCACCATCACCAATTAAACACCCAAGAGCATAAGGCGAAATATATAATTCTTTTTCACTAAAATTAATTGGCGCTGATAAAGATGGGATTCTGGCCCTAGTGCTTTTTGACCACAAATCAACCCTAGAAAAAAGCTCCCTAGTAGTCATTAATATTTCATCACGCCCATGCCTAGGGATAATTATATTTATATGACTAGAGTCTGTTATTAACTCCTTCCCATCTGTAGTTGTAATCCTATAGGCCCTTTTTTTCCCTTGAGGGAAAACCCCCATAACCTTTGTCTTTTCCCCATTTCTGTCAAAAAGAACATCACCTACTTTAATATCTTTTACTTTTCGATATCCAGTAGGAGTTAAAACGTAATTATTATTATATAGGCCCTTCCCCCATTGTAATCCAGTTAGGCACAAGGTTATATCTTTCTCTGAGAAGATTGCTTCTTCTTGCTTTGTGCTGTGAGGGGTAAATATAGACGTTTTCATGGATTAAGGGTATTTCATGCTGCGGCACATGTCAACCACACTGTAGACCTATATACAGTTAGTGCTGTTACCATCCCAGTATCTTGCTATACCTTGAGCTTGTTTGTCATTTTTAGAAAGTTGCTTCATTAGTGATTGGTAGATTCGGTGGGGGATAATAATCACTGGTTCGTAGTCAGTATTTTCCTCCCTTGCCACCTTTTTTACCGCCTTTTTTTTTCCCTTTGCATTTCATCTCTATCATATGTCCTCCTTAAAACAAGGTTAGAAGATTGATATCATCTTAGTTCTTCCCAGTTAATCCCTGCTAAAACAGACGCATCAGACGCACCCGTCCTAATCGCACATAAAGAAATTATGCCTGTTTCATTCGCATCTTGTCGATTCCATAAAATCGTTTTACCTAAGAGGCCGCCGCCCGATTCAATTTGCCGTGTAGCCGCTGGGCCTGTACTAGTAGCATAAATATATTCAGAGCTGTTCTCATGGCCGTTTGTAATTGCCGTTGCTGCAACATCATACTCAATTGATGAGCGGTTCGTGTCCACTGCCGTCCACGAAGCGTTTGTTAATGTCCCACCGTGTACTATTGCAACCCTAATCGCCTCGTTCGTCTGAATTGTGTAACCCTTTGGGATGCTCAATATTAGATTATCAACACTCTGAAATGTGGACCTTGGTCGTATTGATATTAACGGGACTAATGTCGTTGATACTGTGTAGGGGGTTATACCTCTGTCAACCGATCTTGGTAGGCCTGGCATGTCTTGAAGAGTAGGACCGTCCTCTGACTTAACAGTACAGAAAATTGCCTTGAGAGTGGCCGATGCATTAGCAGATATTTCATATCTGAAACCACACCCATTATCGTCGTTGAAATATCCGATTTCTAAATATGTTGTTCCTGCTGTTGTTCTTATAGAGTAGCTTACTGGTAGGTTAGCTAGTTGCCATTGACCAACATTAACAGAGTTGTCGTGTGTAACTGATTTGATCGGTATATATATACCCGATTGAAATATTCCAAATCTTATCCGACCAACCTTAAGGCTTTGAAAATCTATTGAAAATAATTGTGATTTTGTGAAATCAATGTCTGCCGATGTTGTCAGATTGTCCCATGTCGATTGTTTAAAAGTCTGCTCGACTACTGCCCCAGATGTTTTAGTTCGAACAAAAACTGAAACAGTACCACCGCCAATGGCCGCTAAGTCAAGCACTCCAGTCATCTCTATTAGTTGAGAATTTGCAGGTGTGTACGGTACGGGGTAACTAGACATTCTTGCATATGAGCCGTTGTTCGCATCGTCTAGTGCAAGCGTTAAATCTCGTGGATTGTCGTTATGTGTTACTGTGCCGTTATTTGTGATCTGATCAAAATACTCAGGTTGAAGATCATAAAGAAATTCTACATCTAGCCGTTGCCCTGTATTTGATACCCGCAGCCTACCAAATGCATCGTTTGCAACTGAGTCGCCAAAACTGGCCTGCACTCTGATAGCTGTATTAAGCCCAGGTGCTGGAGTCTGGACAAACTTATCATACTCACGTTGATTTACATGTGGATCCATTGCCATCTATCGCACTCCATTGCGAGTAATTTTTGCTGGCCACCTTGCCTTTGATTAGATCCTCATAGTCTAGGGCACTAGGCCCTGCATGTCTATTGGTAGACCTATAGACTCCAATATTATGAGGAGTGAATGCCTCACCTATTTTAATGTCTTGTGTGGCCACTACAGTACGCTTAAATGGTCTGGCCCCTATAGTAGGCCATAATAATGGGGGTTGATCTATATTGTTGATCTTCATGCACATACCAGAAAACTCAGGGATAGAGAGGGAGTGGGGGGCGTCTGGTGTGCCCACTATATCTAATGGGTTGAAATGTTTTTCAATGATCGATGCCCCATAATGGTGTGCAGCTGTAATAGGTATAGTGGAAAAATCAGTAGAGTGATCGCTAAAGCCAGCATGGCCGTATTTTTTTTTAAGATAGCTTATAAATTCTAAGTGGTGTGTTTTACATGGATATTTTACTTCGCAGTACATAAATGTGAGAGGACACTCTTTGAATATCCCATGGATCTTATCCATTTCATACTCTGTGGTGTCGCCTAGCGATATAATAGTTGGCTTTTTAAAATGAGCTACTGTTTTTAAAATAGTGGGATCAGTATTTTCACATGAGGCGATCTTGTGGCGAGTCACATACTCATTTACATAGCTATAACCCTGGGAGGAGAAGGCGCTACACATAAGTTCAATACCTTGAGTGTTGGCCTCATCCCTAAGAGGATCGAGCCACTCTCTTTTAATGAAATGCTTATCTATTTCCAGGCCAATATCATGGCCATAAAGCTCAACTTCACTCGCAAGTTGAAATTTCACAGCGTTTGCCCCACAGTGCTTGGAGTAGGCGATTGCTTTGATGCAATCATCGAGTGATCGGAAATTAGATCCTATTTCGGCTATTATGAAAGTCATTACCCTTCCTTCTTATCCTCTAACGAATATTCAATAGTCGATCCATCCTGACGCCTAATGATTGTCTTAGGGGCCTGAGTGCCTTCTGTCTTAGCAATAATAGGGGTAATTGGTCTACCTATAGCTTGATCTAATAGATATTGAATAAACTTAAAGTTGCCCACTGAGACGGCACGCTTGATTAGGTATTGGAGAGTGGTTAGCTTGGTTACATCGGTCTCTTTAAACCTACTAGCAGGACTTAAAAGCTCGTCATGAGCAGTGCTTATTACGGCCGCTCTAAGATGCTCTCTTAGAGTCTTCACTTCTGGATCAAGGCCATACTTTCTAGGTATTATATTGCCTTTAGCGAATTTGCCACGCTCGTCATGAGTAGGTGGCTCTTTCTTTTTAGACACGCATTATCCTTAGTTGGCCGTAGTGATGCGTCTGGCCTTAAGCCCAGTAAAATCTTCCCATCTTTTTATAATAACTGACACATAGTGTTCGTCAATTTCCATGCCATAGCATTTACGATTGGTTTTTTCGCATGCGATTAGGGTTGAGCCTGAACCTAGGAATAGGTCGAGGATAGAGGAGTTTTTATCTGAGCTATTCGTAATGAAATATAGAACCATTTCAACAGGCTTCATAGTGGGATGCAGTTTACTAGACGATGGTTTATCGTAGTCTAAGACCGTTGTCTGTTTCCTATCTGAATTCCATTTATGTGCCTTCCCTGGTTTCCATCCATATAAAATAGGCTCATGTTTCCATTGGTAGTCTTGCCTTCCCATAACTAATGTCGACTTGTTCCATATAAGACATTGCTTAAGTAAAAGGCCTGCGTCTATAAAAGCGCCTCTGAAGTTATAACCTTCTGAATCCGCATGAAAAACATATATAGAGCCACCCTCTACCAAGGAGGCGCTATAGTTATTAAACACCTGTAACAAGAATGATCGGAAGTCGGAATCACTCATTTTATCGTTCTTTATAGTTAGTCCATCTGTTCTTCTATTTCTAGCCTTGGCCGATTCTTCTGTTTCATCCATTCCCAAAGCAACGTTGTATGGTGGATCAGTTACCACCATATCAACCCTCTCCCCACCCATTAACCTATCCACATCCTCTTTACTCGTGCTATCCCCACACATAACCCTATGCTCACCCAGTTCCCAAATGTCACCCCTCTTAACCCCATAAGGATTATCCTCTACCTCAGGCACAGCATCATCTTCTGTTTGCCCCTCTTTAACTTGATCGTCCTCGATTGAGTCCTCTAGTCCAGGCATGGCCAGCATATCTATTTTTATTTCTGGTAGATCTTTTAAGGCCTTTAAAACCAAGTCCTCATTTGTTGAGCTAAATTCGGCCAATTTATTATCGGCAACTAAAAATTCATACTCTTGAGCTTCGGTCTCAAAGTCTTGGTAGACGACTGGGAATGAGGCGTATTTTAATTGCTGGGCAGCATATAACCTCCCATGACCAGCCGCTATGAACCCTGACCTATTGGATATAATTATTGGCCACCTTATACCTTGGTAGTCGATATTTTTGGCCAGAAAATCCGTTGAGTCAGTTGAGTGCTCGTTAGGGTTTTTTGGATTAGGGATAATCTTGTGTAGTGGAAGTAGTTCGTCGTATTTGCATAAAATTTTCATCCCACGAGGTTAGCCTTATGGGATGAGTTTAGTCAATTACTTGGGTTGGGCAGTCTCGGGAGGCGTTGATTGACTTACCTTGGCTGCTTGTTGCCCACCACCAAGGGCGCTTAATAGTTGGAGTAATTGCCCAGCTAGGTCATTACCTGATAAGGCCTTTACTTGGCTCAATGCTTGAGAAGGATCTAGTTCAACTAATCCTTTTAAAGCAGCACCTAAAGACGCCTCTCTTAATGAGTTAACTGCTCTTTGATGGGCCACTGCGTCTTGGTAAGATAGGTTGATTGCAAATGCTGCCCCATCTGCTAGGTTTTTAAAATTAGCTTCTGAGACGGATTGGACAACGTTTTCTGATAATGCCATAGGAATTCCTTTGTTAATTTGTGTAAAGAAATATTACTAAAATGCAGTAAATTGTACCATTAAATTAAGATTCATTTTTTTGTTTGGGTTTTCTTTTTAATTGAAAACTGAAAGGCAGTTTGGGCAGGCACTACATGGGTTACCATTGCCATCCCAATCATCGTGGCACTCTAGCTCATCCCCATCCCATTCTTGCCCACATAGGTCGCAGTTAAGCATTTTCATTTTAAATCTCCGTTAACTTGACTTTAATGCCTTCCCTGAAAACCTTCCTAACAAATTCGGCCCCATTCCTTGTGCCTGTCTTTTTTAAATACTTCTCTAATTCATTTTTTTTAACAGGGATATCCACTTTTAGATAAGCTATATTATTTTTCTCTTGGACAAATTTAGTGGGCGTCATGCGTCCTCTTCTAATTGCCCTGCCAATTCCTTTTAGATTATTGCTATTTAATTGACCTTTAAATGCTAAAGCATAGAGCTCTTCTTTTTGTTTTACAGTGTACTTATTAGTTTTAGACACGTTTTCTATGGCCTTAGCGGTTGACAGCGAAATTTCGCCCTTTTTTGTATTAATCCCATCTTTAGCTATTTTCCCTTTAAACTTTTTAGGGACAAAATCGATAATCATTACGCAATTATTAACATACGCCCTCGACACTCCAATTCGCTTGGCCACTTCGGGGATTGAATATCCTTTATCGATAAGTTTTTTTATGGCCATACCATGCTCAAATGGAGTGGTGTTTTCACGTTGGATATTTTCAATTAAGTTGATGTAGTCTTTATCATCCTCATCGGCATTAATCACATTGCAATTAATATCTAAAGCACCTATTTTCCTTGTGGCCTCATAGCGACGATAGCCTGCTACAAGCTCGTATTTCCCTTTATCCATTTCTATAACGGTTACTGGATTAAAAAGGCCGTACTGTTGAATAGAGTCCATTAAACCTGAGACATCTCCCACTTCTGCGCGATGGTTTTTATCTAGTTTAATTTTTTTAAGTGGGATTTTAATGACATTCATTTCTAGCATTTGAAACTCCTTATCGTTTCTTAAAATAGTCCCTTAAAGCAACGTCTAATTGCTCTTGGTGCTTTTTATTTTTAAAATAGTAAGCGATCATTTTTTCCATAAACTCTTTTTTCTGTAATTTCTGGTGCCAAGCGTATGCCTTGATATCCCGAATCTCTTGCAATCCGACAACAAAACTCATACGCCCATAAGGCTTAGTACATTTATTCATTTTTCATCCTTTGAGTTTGTTGGGGATCATTTATTAAAAAAGGTACGCTTTGTATACAAGTGTTGCGCGTTATAAATAGGAGTGTGTATTTATTGCAATGTGTCTGCCCATTCGGGTTTATATTGGCGGTCTAAATACTGATAAATGACCTTGTTTAAAGCTAATGTCCTCTCATAGAAGGATTTATTATAAGCGTAGCGCCCGTCCTCTAAGAGCTTCTCTAGCTCTATTATCCTCTCTGCGCACAGACTCTTCCACTTGTAATAAAAGAGTATTTGCGTCTTCGATAGACCTGATAACATTTGCCACCCCCTCGTGATCTTGGATTGTTTTTATAAACTCCCTTTGATTATCAGATAAACGGCCTGTCTTTGTCTTGATTTCTAAGGCCACAAAAAGGCCTTTATAAATGGCCAAAATGTCTGAGACGCCTTTAGCGTGCCAACGGTTGTTTGATTTGCGATAGACTTTTTTAGTGGGATCCCATAGCCCTGTAGATTGGACTTTAAAGGCATACCAGCCTGGTCTTAGGTTGATGAATTGGAGGACGGCATTTTCGATGATTTTTTCAGGTTGCATTTTTCAATCTTTTCCATGTCATCTATATACTCTTTAAATTTTGTAGCTAAGACTAACATGTACTCGGATTGCTTTAAAAGGCAGTGATTGTTATTAATTCTTCTGGCGAGTGCTCTTAGATTTTTTGCCATTAGGGTTCGGATTTCTTTTTCATGGATTTTATGCATAAAAAAACGACCTTGGTGATTGCAAAAGTTCAATAGACCAACGGCCAAACCGCTAGTTAATTTTCCACCAAGGCCGTTAAGTGCGTCTGACCTAACTCTTCTGAGTTATCCTGACCTTTATAATCAAATTATAGATTTGGCAACCTAGTCAAGTCATGCCCTCTCAAAACGTGGAGGTCTAATACTTCGCCAAGTGTGTTACCTGATTGGTGAGGCACTGACTTGCGGTACCAGCTTCGTGGCCACCAAGGGTGTTTAAATCCTAGTTGAGAGTGCTGGTACTCATGCCATAAAGTCCTAGCTAGGTTTATGGATCCATTACGCCTAGATTTGCACCAGTTAAAATAGATTGAGTTTATGACGATTATTCCATTAGACATATTAGTTGAGGCATAGGTGCCTTTTTTCTTTTTGTATTTATAGAGGACAAAATCTAATAGGTAATCGGCCTTATCATTAAAGCGATCCCAACCTGTGATTTGTTTATTGAATATCTCTAGATTAGACATACCTTTATCGTGCTTAAGGTTTTTGGCCATAAATCTAGTTTTGTATTGTTGGGTGGGGACTCCTACGTCAATAAGGCGTAGGGCCTCATAAGTGAAGATTGCATCTTCTCTTGAAAAGCCTTCTTTTAAAAGTACCTTAGATTTTAAATCGCTCATATAAATTGCCTATGTTTTTCCTCTATTTGATTCCATTTTTTAAGCTTATCTTCTGATTTTGCCTTTTTCTCATTTTCACGCCACCTTGCTATTCGTTTGGCGTAGGATGCACCATTTGTTTTATCCATTTTAAGCCAAGTGCCTAGGGCGTATTTTTTTCTGTTGGCCTCATTATTCTCTATTTCTTTTCCGTCAAAGTCTACTAAGTCCCAGCCAGGATCTACTTCACTACTAAAAGAGGTTGTAGAGATGTCAAAATAGTAATGGTCGTTTTTAATAACGAAATCTTTAGTTTTACCTGAGTCCAGGCGCTCCCATCTAATAATTTCCAAAAAGGGGAGGTATTGCGCAATCGCCTCCTGCACTATTTGATTTGTCATGTCGTAAATCCTTGGCATAAACACTCCTATTTGCCTGTTAATTTATCGCTTGCTTTATATTTCTCTTTGAATTCGGCCCAATTAATAAACCATGTCTGATCGAATGTTTTTGTTTTTGTATTATAATCCGATGTCCAAAATATATTTTTTATAGTCTCCCTGTCATAACCCCTGTGTTTTGAAATCCTTAAAGTGGGGTAGACATGAGAGTTTATTTTAAAGTTTTGCAATACGTAATAAAATTGTGCCAAATTGACGATTGATTTAGTCCCCCTGACATCGTTGGGCTCTATGATCCTTCCATTGTACTCACCAATATCTGCCCTTGAATGGGCCACTACGATTAAGGCCGTATTGTTTTTATGTGCTGCCCTTTTTAGATCTTGCAAAATTGTTATGGCCTCATTTAAATCTGCTCCCTCATAACAGGCGCTTGTTGTTATATTATCTATTATAAATAACGCAGGTTGATGTCGATCCATAAAAGTGATGAGCTTTTCTTTAATTTCTTTTTTGCTTTTAAGGTCAATTTCAGCTTCTAACTCAAGGCATATATCTGCCCTTTGGGGGAGGTTAAGATCAACTACGGCCTCTTTAAAATCTTGGATTGACTCTTCGCTTAACCACAGACCACAGAATCCTGTATCATTATTTTGGAAATAGTCTTTTATAATTGTGCGCACATAAGTTGATTTACCTGCGTGGGATGCTCCTAAGAAGACATGCATTTTACCTGGCCTGAAACCATTGTGCTGCTTTGCCCACTTAATATCTGTGACTATGTGCATAGTGTCTCTATTGGCACGTATATAATCTTTTTCGCTTTTATCCATTGAAATCATTTTAATCCCTCATTTAAACGGTCTCTATTTTTTTCCATTTGCTGGAATAGCTCGTCATTGGTTATCCCCCCATCTTCACTGGCCTTAGTTGATGATTCTTTTTTTGCCTCATCTAGGTACTCATCGAAATGCTTTACTGAGAAGAGCGTAGAAGGCCTTAAATATTTTTCCCACTTACTCCCCATCCATTCTTTAACTTTGTAATCTATGACCATTTTAAGGGCATCTAAGGGGTAGTCTTTTAAAAGGGATCGGATCTTAGTCCTATGTGCCTCGACTTTGTTAAATTGACGCTTTGCTTTGGTGTTTAAATGCTCAATGATTTCATCTTCTTTACATGCAGGTGAGGCACCTGCCTCACATAAATAATTGGTTTTATTATTAGGTTTTATATCTGGTATAGGTTCCACCGTTTGGGTTTTTTCATTTACGCTTTTAGGTTTTTCCATTTTCGCGTTTGGTGGAAACCCTGCGGCATACCACTTAGTCCTATCATATAGGGTTTTATTATAATTGCCTGTGACTAGCGCCCCTTTGCTAATAAGGTTTTTTAATATCCTTTCTAATTGTCTCACTGAGAAATAGGGGTGATACCTTGCAAAGGCCTTAATCGTATTGAATGTCCAATATCGCCCATCGTGCAGGTTTTTCTCTGATATCTCATTTTTTTTGAGCCAGAATCTTATATTGGATAAAACTATGGCCTCTTCGGCCCCATACTTTATGGCGTCTTCTGTAAAGAAATTATGGGACTCCATGTTATCAAGGCCATATTTCCATTGATCCTGTACAACTTCATTCGCTACCGTGTCATTTTTACATGAATTAGGCTGAATATCGACTTTGTGATCCATTATGACTCCTTTTAACCAAATCACTAGACAAGTGGTTTTGGGCCGGCTAAAAGGAAGATGATTTGTTGTTGGTTTTATTTTTCCTTTTAGTCGAGGCAAAACCAGCACTACATTAGTCGAAATTTGAAACTCCGACTAGTGCAAAAAGGCCGTAGGTATTTCTTACGGCCTTTTTATTTCTAGACATTCCAAGAGCCTCATTATAAGCTTCTCTACGACATTTACGCATTACAATAAAGGAGTTTCAAATGAAGACCAGTGAGTCTGTAAAATCTATCATCCCTGCCCTAATAACCGCCCAAGCAAAATTTAAAAATCCTGATAAATCCAAGAGTGGCTATGGTTACAAATACGCTGACCTTCCGTCCATACTCGACATGGCACGGCCAATATTAGCTGAAAATGGACTATGTATAGTACAGTCTGTTGACTCGGACGGTGAGTCAATGGTGGTCAATACTAGGATTTACCACTCTAGTGGGGAGTTTATTGGCGACTCTATGCGTTTATTAATGGATGGAAAAGGCAAGATGAACGCTATGCAATCCCTTGGATCTGCCATTACTTACGCGCGTCGCTATTCAATACAAAACCTATTAGGCATTGTAGGGGATGAGGACGACGATGGTAGAAGCTCTGGACAGCCACGGCCCCAACAAGCATATAACCGCCAACCTAATCAAGCGCCTCAACAGACACAGCAAAGACCACCTGTACAACAGTCTGGCCCTAGGGTTGAGTATGACCGTCAATATAATAGGCGCTAATTATGTTTTACGAAGATGAGCATGAAGAGGAGTGCCTTATCTGTGGGAAAATTACTAAAGGTTGGATCAGGGCATGTGATTGCCCTGAGTATGGAGAAGAGGGTTACCACCAGGAGTTAAAACGTGAAGCTAGGAAAATTGAAGAGGATTAAAAAACCTTGGTGGGTTATTTCTGAGTATGGCGATCCTACGCAGGCCTGTTTTTATAGAGCTAAATGCCCTGACAATGAAGATGAGGATCTTGTTATTTATTACTATGATGTTACTGGCATGGAGATAAAAATAAATGAAGATGACGTTTGGCCTATAACTTTTAACAGAGAAGATTGCGAAAAAGAGATAGAGCGAATTAAATAAAACCCCACTAGTGAAAGTTCGAAAAACGCTAGTGGGGTTAAAGATAAGAAGCGAAAAATAGATAAATAGCAGTGGTATCTTTATCCTAACACTTGATTTATAACTTTATCAATTGAGTCTACGGCCAAATCATCCCATTTATTGTCTGTTCTTTTTGCAATAGCAGTTAAGGCCAATTTTCCACCGCTATTCCATATAAGAAGTACGTAGCTTTTCCATCCCATCGATCAATCCTTTGATTATACTGACGTCAAATACTGGACATCGTTTGTTTGAATATTTGTTGTGTGGCGATATCTTAAGATCCCCGAAAATCTGTTGGAGGTCAAATATAAGTGATGCAGCGGACTGAAATTGCTCTTCGTAAAACTCATTAAGTCCGTTAAAAGCTATACCGATTGAGTTTTTATTATGACCCCTACAATGGGCACCCATGATCCAAAGAGGCCGGCCTACCTCAATAGTGCCTGAGTGGCGCACCAAGTAATGATAGCCACAATCATCCCAGCCTTGCCCTACGTGCATTTTCCTAATGTCTTCTATGGATAAGTCTTTATTTATTGCTGTGCAGTGGATTATACACTCATTGATCTTGCGCATTAGTCTACCAATATTTTATAGATTTCTATTTGCCCTTGCCTAATCTCTTTAATGTCTTCTCTCATGTCGCTAAGTATCTCTAATTTATCCTCTGATTGGATTTCTAAGACTCTGACTTGTGCTTTTAAGTTGGGATAATCAGTTAAAAAATGATCTAAAAGAAATGTGCCTAGACCAGCTAGCATGGCACCTAAAATTGTGACGGCCCCCCACTTTCGTAATCCTTGCATTTTTCAGACCTCCAAAATTTGATGTCATTATTTACTGTAACACCAGGGGGGACTTTAGGTCTCTTTTTCTCTTTTTTTGGTGGAGGCGGGGGGGATTGTACGCTTGTTTGTTTTTTTAATGAGCTTATAACAAATAGGCCAAAGATCATGCCTACAATTAACCCGATCACAAAGGTAAGTAATATGGCCTCATTCATCGCTGGACTCAATCCTTAGTTTGGGATTTCTTTTATTAAACTCTTTAGAGGTAATTGAATATAGGTTAGCGTCAATAAACTGACCTTCTTTGTAGTAAAATTGATGCCTAGTCCCCTCGTGAATCATACCAAGAGACTCAAACATTTTTGTAGCTGGGTTACCCTCAAAGGACTCCCCCCAAATGATATTAAGCCCGAGCTCATCAAAACCAAATTTTAAAAGCATTTTTAGGGCCTTTTTGGCATAACCCTTACGTTGAAAAGCAGGCGCTATATAAAGGCTAAATTCTGCCCTACGATGAAGGCCGGATATGCTAGTGAGACCACACACTCCAACAGGCAAGGTAACCTTACCCTCATCCTCATCGTCGACTCTTATGCAAAACATTTCAATAGAGGAGTCCTCATTAATCATTTGGTACCAGCCGTATTGTTGAGGCTCGGATATGAGCCCCATTTGACGGCACCAGCGCCTTATGGGGTACATGTTACGGTAATTTCTTAGATAAGGCAGGTCACTTTCTAGGACGACATCTAAATACATTTATCCCACGATTTGGTTTTGTGCTTGAAGCTTCTGAATAAGCAAGATGATATCAAGCTTATCTATGGTTTTACCATCCTCTATAAAACCAAAATTTTCCTTCATGATCTTATTATATTGATCAAGTGCTTTTTGTTGCTTTTTGTTAAACTCTACAATTTCTTTTCTAAGTTCTACAAGTCTATCTATTGCTGCCTGCTTTGTGAGGAAAATGGTGGACATGGTGCTTCTCCTTGGAGTTTAGGAAGTTTAATCTTCATAAGCCTAATAATATCTTTTACGTTTTCCAAAACTTTTTTATCAACTTCTAGATGAGGGAAATTAAAAAACCAACTAGGCCCAAAGAGAATATTCGCTTTAGCACACTCCTGCCAAAACACATGCTTAACGTTATTATCTAAAGCAAAAAACTGTCCTCTAGTGGGGTAGCCTGCTATGTAAAGCTGCCCTGGCCATAAACTATTAAAGTCCTCAATAAATGATTGGCCGTGCCCCCATAATAATTCCATGTCGTACTCAGAGTCCTCTAAAAGCAAAGACAAGACTTTTTTGGCCACAGCTAGGGAGACATTTTCTCCGTAGTAGGTGCCACTAATAAAATAGTCCCCATCTAAAAGATCCTTGGATCCCCCTATGGCCGATAAAGGGAATCCATTAGATATGGCCTTCCCTAAAATAATAAGGTCAGGCTTAATATCCAAGTGCCTTGAGACGCACATTTTTTTATAGCGCCCACCTGTTATAACCTCATCGTAAATAAGGACTGTCCCTGTCTCATTACATTTTGCCCTTAAATCAGATAACCATTTTATTCTTTTTGGAGAGTTATCTAATTGGACAGGCTCGACGATAACGCATGCAATTTCTTTATTAATTTGATCCAAGTGTTCAAGCTTATCCACGTATGATTGGTAAGGGACGCCCTTCCCAGGAGGAGTGATTTTTTCGTTAATAAACTCGTTAGACCATCCATGATAACCTTCTGTTAAAACAAAATCCCTATTAGTGTAGGCCCTAGCTATTTTAACAGCGCCCATGCAGGCCTCTGTGCCTGTTTTTAGAAATTTCCATTTTTCAAAAAAAAAGGCGTCTCTAAATTTTTCTGCTACCTCTACTTCTGTTCTAGATGAAATGGAATAACACATGCCCTTAAGCATTTCATTATGAGCTACATCGATTAGGGCCCTATTTGCATAACCAAGCAGATTAGTTCCAAGGCCACATATAAAATCAGTATACTTACAATTACCCTTTGTGAAGATATGACATCCTTTGGCGTGTGTCGCATGGGTTGGATAAACTCCTTTAATAAGCATTTTTGGGTTTTTAGAGTTAGTTAAACAATTTTGCCCAATAACCTCGTGATCTTCTTAGGTAATCAAAATCGATGGGCGCTTGATTGCCCATGACGATCGCACCAATGCTTGATCTTATCCCTAACCGATTCATAATTATCCTTTACGCGTTCAAAGTCTTCTTCTGTGTCCACAGAGTATTTCAAATCTGAAAAATCATAATTGTTAAACATATGACTTATCGATGCCCAAGCAGGGAAGTCTTGCCATAGTAAATTGGTCACATGCTCTCTTTGTGACCCACTGCATTTTTTGCCAAGTGCTCTAAGAGTTTTGCTGACATAACCTCAACGTCAGATCCGTCAGGGTAAGTCCTATACCCTGGCATAGCATTAGTCATGAAATCCCAAGGGCCTTTAACGGCCCCCATAATTGCCTTAGTGATCATGGCCGAAGGTACCATGGGGCAGTCAGCTGTTATCCTGCAAATAAAGTCCGCTGGGTGCTGGTCTTGCATTTTAGTATATCTAGATAAAACGTCATTTTCGTCACCCTCAATAACGGTAACTCCTGGTCTTGAGACTAAAAGCCTATTATCCCCTTTAGGGACTAATAAAAAGACCTGGCATTTTACCCCTGTTCTATGTGTGTGACGGTTAATATACCTGCTTGAGTAGGTGGCATTACCTATAACGTGGTCAACTAAGCATCGGTCGCCCATAATTTGCAAAACTTTGGCCGGAAATCTTTTTGAGGTCGTCCTTGCTTGCACGCCAATGCTTACGTTGGTCACCGAATAGAGATTCTTGTTCAAATTGCTCATTTTCAAGTCCGATAAATTTATGGAGTATTAATAACTCGTCCAAATCCGTTTGTTCTAATTTATCTGAGATAAAGTCCTCAATCATATCATAATAGCTATCATCAATAAGGTTACGGTCGATCCTCCAACCGTTAATTTGACACTGCCACTTCCACCCATAACCTTTTAACTCAATATCTGCTTTGGCCATTTTAATTAACTGAATGCAATCAAATAAAAGGCCATCACGCCCTGTTTGGTAATACTCATAAGTGGTCAACCCTGTTGCATTTACAAAATTGGACTGGTCTCTACATGCTCTTTTAAAAGCATAATCATAATTGTTGACCATATGGATATTTTTAAAGGCCTTCAAATATGAGTAATGAATATCGTCTTTAAAAGGGTGTTTTGTGAGAGGCTTTTCACATAAGATTCTTAACTTATCATTGCCTCTTAAGGCATTGGAGATTTCCTCCATGTGATCCATTGTTGGGGTGCAAATAATGGCATAATCAAAGATCTCATAATTGATATTTTCGTTAAGGCCAATATCTTTTGTAAGATAA